CCCGTGGAGCGGATCAGGCTTTGGAACCAAGTTTTCTAATCCCGGCACGCTTCCAGCAGGCAACGGCAGGGGCATTGCGTTCACCACAGCAGACGACGCTATTGCCGTTGGCCACAGCACCACCCCATTCGTCAGCGCCTACCCATGGAGCGGGTCAGGCTTTGGGACCAAGTTCGCTAACCCGGCAACGCTTCCAACAAGCATCGGCAATGGCGTTGCGTTCACCACAGCAGGCGACGCTATTGCCGTTGCTCACGTCAACACCCCATTCTTCAGCGCCTACCCGTGGAGCGGATCAGGCTTCGGAACCAAGTTTTCTAATCCCGGAACGCTTCCAACAAACACCGGCCAACGCGTTGCGTTCACCACAGCAGACGACGTTTTTGCCGTTGCTCACGCCAACACCCCATTCGTCAGCGCCTACCCGTGGAGCGGATCAGGCTTTGGAACCAAGTTTTCTAATCCCGGCACGCTTCCACCAAACGACGGCAATGGCGTTGCGTACAAATGAAAGGTAAATGAGTGAACATCATCAGTAACGAGAAGCGTGAAGCAGACCTCGCAGACGCAATCGTTAGCCGCACACATGAGGTCTATGGTTACGATGTCAACATCGCCAACTACGAGGCGATCCTCGCGGTGCTTCCGAGCGAGTGGCCCGAGGATCTAGAGAACCTTCGCACCCTGCACCCGCACGACGCCGCCACGCAGTGCCCGCCCGGGGACATTGACCTACTGGCCGACTTGCAGCACCGCGATCAGATCAGCGCTCTTATCCAGTCGGAGCGGTTGGAGCGCAGCAAGGCGCAGCGCCTCCTTGACGCGATGGACGCGCAGTTGACCGGCCCCGGTCGTGACGCCGCGATCCAGGCCGCGATTGAACGTCGTGAGGCTGCGCTTTCCGGGGCGGGCGCGTAGCAACAGTGGCAACGGCTACTGACAACGGGGCTGTTGAGTGACGCTCCTCCTCCTCCTCACCAGCTCCGGCGGCCCGAAGTCTCTCTCGGTCGCCATCCCGGCGACCTCGGACCTCACCGCAACGGCAGACGACCGTGCCGCTGTCTCCCCCGTCGCGGAGATCAACGCTTTCGCCGGCGCGGCTGCGAACGCCGAGTCCCGCGCCGCTGACCAGGCAGCAGCGATCCTCGCCGCCACGGCGGACCTGTCCGCGCTCCTCAGGAACGCGACCGACCGCGCCGCGGAACAGATCATCACGATTTCGGACGTCGTCGCGACGCTCCGCAACTCCACCAAGAAGCTTGCTCCGCAGGTAGATGCGTCGAGTGACGTTGTCGCCACCGCGCTCTCGAAGACGCCGATCTACCCGGTTGCTGTAGTCGCCGCAGGCAGCGATGTCATTGCTCGCGCCATCGCAAAGACTCCGATCTACCCCGTTGCGCTCATCGCTGCATACGCGGAGGTTTACATCCGCATCCCGCCCCGCTCGCTTGGCGGTGCTGCTTCTCCCGCCGCCGGCCGCGCCACCGCCGGTTCCCTCACCGGCTCCGGCCGCGGCGTCACCGGTACCGCAACGTCAGCCTCAGGAAGGTAACCCGAAACAATGTCGACCGACATCGCAGCCCCCAAGCCGCAGGCGTCTCCGCTGGGCCGTCTCTACCGCGGCAAGGGCGAAGCCTCGGGCAACCTCATGAACATGGTCACCCAGGGCCGCGAGCTTGCGAAGACCGAGCGCAGCCGCTGGCAGATGAACCGCTACATGTACCGGGGCGAGCAGTGGATGCGCGCCCGTCCCGGCACCGGGTTCTCCTCTGGCCGCCTCGAGCTGCTGATGGACACCCCGCGCGCGCGCAGGCGCGACACGTTCAATCGGCTGCGGCAGATGACCGACGGCCGCGTGAGCCTTCTGACCGCGCAGCGCCCTCCGTATGAGGTCGTCCCCCGCAGTCGCGAGCAGAACTCCATCGACGCCGCCCGCCAGGCCAGCAAGCTCATCGCCGCCAAGTGGGACGACTCCGGCTGGGCCGTCGGCTCCGCGATCCGCGACATGGTGCTGAACGGCGAGATCGACGGCATTTCGTACCTGCACTGCTACTTCGACCCGACGGCCGGCGACGTCACCTACATCCCGTTCTCGGCCGAGACGGGCAAGCCGGTGGAATCCCGCGAGCAGTTCGAGGCGCTCTCCGAGCAGGACCCCGAGGGCCAGACGCTCTGGCAGTACCGCCCGATGAAGCTGGGCGAGATCGTCTGGCGCGTCGTGCGCCCGGGCGCGATCAGCGTCGATCCCTCTGTCACCAAGTGGTGCGACTGCCGCTGGGTCGTGGAGAGCCGCGTCTTCCCGCGCTCGGTGATCGAGCAGCAGATCGGCAAGAAGATCGATGACATCCTCGAGGAGTCGGCCCAGATGGGCCAGTCGGGCTCCTCCGGCGGCGCGTTCAACCGCGCCGACGTCGCCTCACCGATCAATGTGGAGGACGAGGGCAACCTCTCCGGCCGCATGGTCCCGGGGCGCGATGAGTTCCTGGTGCATGAGGCGTACATCAAGCCGGGCGGCGACTGGCCGCAGGGCGCGCACATCCGTTGGCTTGACCGCGCTCCGAACCTGCCGCTGGTCACCGAGCCGTACATGGAGTACGACCTCCCCTACAAGCCGTTCAACCCGAAGCCCGACGGCGGCCACTGGGTCCGCTGCCGCGGCACGGTCGATGAGCTTCGCCCGATCCAGCAGCGGTTCAACCGCATCCTCTCGCTGCTCCATGAGTGGCTCGAGCGCGTGGCCCGCCCGCCGATGATCGTTCCCATCGGGGCCGTGCGGAACCAGGAAATCTTCAACGACAAGGGCATCATCGAAGTCCACCCCATCGGGGACCCGCACTTCATGCCTGTGTCATCGGAGCCGACCGCGGTCCTTACGCAGCACCTCCAGTGGTGCGTGCAGCAGATGGCCGAGATCGCGAATCAGTCGGACGCGATCCGAGGCTTCAGCCCCGGGCAGGGCGTGGAGTCGGCCATCGGCATCCAGACCCTCGCCCAGAACTCCGAGACGCAGCTTTCCGGTACCGCCGCTCAGGTGGCGAACATCGTGGAGTGGGGCCTCTCGCGCTCACTCACGCTCGTCGCCAAGCACTACGTCATGCCGCGCCTGGTGTCCTCTGCCGGCGTCGATGACACCTCGGAACTTCGCGCCTTCGTCGGCTCCCAGATCAAGGGTGCGGAGGACGTCAAGATCACCGCGTCCATCCTCCCGAAGAGCCGCGCGCTTCAGTTCCAGACGCTGATGCAGCTCGCACCTCTGGTCGGGCAGGACATCCGACCGCATGTGGCCCGGTTCGTGGAGGGCTCCTACGACGAGTTCATCACCGCCGAGACGGCGCAGCGCAACCGCCAGAAGCGGGAGAACTCCGCCCTCGCAGCCCTTGCCACCTTCCCCCAGCGCGATCAGGTCTACAAGGACTTCCTCGGGCTCCAGGCCAAGTACATGGAGGCCGTCCAGATCGCCGCCTCGCAGGGGCAGGATCCGATGCAGGCGCTCGCCGCCGCAGGGATCCAGCCGCCGTCGGTGCTGAACATGCTCCGCGATGCGGGCGTGCAGATCCCGATGGTGGAGGACTACGACGAACACGCCCAGCATCTTCGGACGCTGGACGACTGGCGTCTGTCCGACGGCTACGACGCGGTCCACCCGCTGGTCAAGCAGGCCGCGCGCGAGCATGCCGAGCAGCACAAGAAGCAGATGACCCAGACCCTCATGGGCATCGGCGCGCAGATGCCGATGCCGCAGCCCGGGCAGCAGCAGGGATCGCAGCCCGCACCCAAGGGCCAGCCGTCGCCTCCGAAGCAGCAGGGGCAGCCGGCCGGCCAGTCAACCATGCCTATCTCAGGAGCGAACTAGGCGATGTCAACCGAGATCGAAGTGATCACAGGCTTCGAGCAGGGCTTCTCCAAGGAGGTCGCCGCGATCCTCGAGGTCGCTGACCGTGGCCTCCTCTACCCGCGTGAGATCAGGGAGAACCTCGCCAAGGCGGGGATGATCATCTACGAGGAGATCCCCCTTCCCGACGTCGAGCCTCCCCGCATGGAGGCCGAACCGCACACCGTGAATCCCGACGAGTTCGTGGACTCCGATGACGACAACGAGGAGACGTACTAGTGAGTACCGATTACCACCCGGGATTCGACAGTGGCGAGCCCGTCCCGCCGCAGCCTGAGGCCGAGGCCCAGCCGCAGAACAACCCGTGGGAGCCGTGGCAGCAGGCCGGCTGGCAGCCGGATGAGGTGAACCCGTATGACGTCCGCCAGGCATACGACGGCTGGCAGGCGCTGGGCAACCGTGACACCCGCGACTACATGATGGAGCGCATGCTGCAGGGGAATGAACTCCCCGAGGGCATGACCTGGCAGGACGCCAAGGAGGCGATCCAGCAGGCGTGGCAGATGCGGCAGGACCCGTTCATGCAGCCGGGGATGGACCCATACGGTCAGCAGCCCTACGGTCAGCCCGACCAGTACGGCTACACCGAGCAGGACTACGCGCAGGCGGCCGCGCAGGGCGTCGACCCGTACCAACTGCGTAACGCATGGCAGCAGGACATCCGCGGTGAGCTTCAGCAGTTCCAGCAGCAGCTTGAGCAGCAGTACGAGGAGCGCGCTCAGGTTGAGGAGTTCACGCGCTCGATGGACGCGATCAAGGGCCAGTACAACTTGAACGACTCCGACATGTCGTTCATCGCGCCCCGCGCCGCTGAGTACGTCCAGCCGGGCGTGCCGATGTCGCAGGCCATCGACCAGGCGTACAAGGACTTCGATGAGTGGCGCCGCAACGCCCTCGCGTCCATGGCGAGCCAGCAGCAGCAGGTTCCCCAGACCTTCTCGCCCGGGGGCATGGCCGCGTCGCCGGATCAGCCTCCCCGGTCACTGGCCGAGGCCGCCAACATGATGGAGAATCGCTTCGGTCAGTAGGGTTGCGCTTACGCAGCCCTATCCGTAATATCGCGGGCGAGGCGCTTGCGTCTCACCTCCGGTCAAGGGGTTGGTTGGTGGGGGAAGGGCTCCTTCGGGAGCCCTTCCTATTTTCCCCCGGCGCAATTAGGTATAGTTAAAGCGCACGGCGGTCGGCTCCGGCGGGTGGGCAAAGTTCCCCGGGAGGACGGTGCGGAATACGCGGGACACAAGTCTCGCTTCCCCGTCCTTTCGTTCAAGGAGATACCTAGATGTCGCTTTATTCGGCATCCAGCGCATTCGCCAAGGACATCTGGCTCCCGGGGCTCAACTACGAGCTTCTGAGTGAGCCGGGCACCCTTCTGGGGTGGCTTGGTTCGTACACCGACAGTCGCGTGACTGTCGATGTCGAGGGCCGTCGGTCCTACATCAAGCTCCGCATCGGTGATTCGCTGGGTCAGGCCACCATCGCACAGGGTGGCAACTACCCCGACCCCGGGGACCCGACGTACGACGAGGCCCAGCTCAACCTGGCGCACCTGTCGCACGCTCTTTCGTTCACCATGGAGGAGCTGGCGCTCCTCGAGTCTGCTCAGGCCGCTGCCGTCCCGGTGATGGCTGAGAAGATGACCGCCGCCAAGGAGGCCATGTCCTCCGACATCGAGCGGCAGGCGTGGGGCGATGGCTCCGGCAAGCTCGCCAACGTGGCTTCGGACTCGGGCAGCACCATCACGCTCGACGCCACGACCTCGTCGCAGATCGACCGCGACCGCTTCATCTGGATCGATGACGCGAACCGCGCTCGCTACGACGTCGTCCACGGCACGACTGGCGCCCAGCAGGTGACGGGCTTCACCGTGTCGGACATCAACGAGTCGACCAACGTCCTCACCTGCTCGGCCACGATGACCGCCGCCACCTCGGATGGCGTCGTCGTTCGTAGCGGGACCTGGGCGTCGGCCGGTGCCTTCTACAGCCTGGAGTTCCCGGGCGTGAAGTCGCTGGTCGCGACCGACAACACCTACATGGGCATCGACCGTACCGCTTCCGGTAAGGGGTACTGGCAGGCCATCGTGAACGGCAACTCGGGGACGCTCCGTCCGCTGACCGAAGAGCTGATTCACCAGACCATGAACAAGGTCGCGCGTCGCAGCGGTCGCCACCCGCAGGGTGACTACGCCGCGTTCGCCTCGCCGGGTTCGTGGACGGCCTACCACCAGATCATGACGCCGGGCCTCCGTTACACGGTGGACGGCGCGGCGGACATCGGCTTCGGCCGTCCGCTGGAGATGCTGGGCGTGCCGCTTTACCGCGGCGTCCGTTGCCCGCGCAACTCGATCTACCTGCTGAAGAAGTCCTCGCTGAAGTTCGTGCGCCCCAAGCACACGAAGCCGGGCGACCTCCTCAACTTCGTCAACCTGGGCGGTTCGGAGTTCTTCCTCCAGAACGCGTCCAGCGGTCAGGGCCACGCGGCTGCCGTGGTGGCTTACCTCGACGGATTCCTCGGCATGATGTCGACCAAGCCTCGCGATCACGCGCTGCTGGGTGACATCTCCGAGGTGGCTTCGGCCTACTAGGAGGGCTGATGGCACTCACCGTCACGATCAACAAGACCGACACGGTCGGTCGGTACCTCAAGGTGAAGACGGGCTCCATCGTCTTCGACTCGTCGTACCCGACCAACGGTGAGGCGCTGACGGCGTCGAACCTCGAGTTCTCAACGGACGTTGAGTTCATCGAGAGTTCGCCTGCCGGCGGCCTGATCTTCGAGTACGACTACGCGAACTCGAAGCTCAAGGCGCTCTACCCCACTGGCGGTTCGGCCACCCCGGCGTCGCTTGCGGCGCCGGCGGTGACCGTTCCGTCGGGCTCCACTGCTGTGGAGTCGAGCGCGGCCCAGCCGAACCTCACGGAGACGGCTGGCATCGCCAAGGAGGTCGGCAACACGACTGACCTCTCCACCGTCACCGCCTACTTCGTCGCCTTCGGGTACTAGATGAAGCTCGCCAGCACTCCCGTCAATGAACTGCTGTTCCCCGACTGGCGTTTCGTGGAGGAGGATCTCCACAACGTGTCCAGCCGGGTGCAGGAGTACGACGCGGAGGCCCGACTGGCCCGGGACGATGTCTCGGGTCAGTTGGGTCTGGCGAGGCGTATCTCCAACCCTGACCCCACCGGTACCGGCTCCATCTGGGTGATCGCCAAGCGCCTGATGGATTCCGATGACGAGCCCCTTGTGGGCGAGCCCGACGCGCGCGTGCTGGAGCAGCAGCGGGCCTCGGATGCGTTCCGCATCCAGAACATGGAGGCGTGGCACCGCACCCAGGAGAAGGTCTGGGAGGCGAATGAGCGCCGCCGCATCCAGCGCGAGATTGAGAAGAACATGGCGAACGCCGAGGAGTTCGTCTGGACGGCACGCCGGAAGGACTTGCACCAGGCGGCCCCCATCACCGTCGCTAAGGACGTCGCGTAGTGGCAAGCGGAGACTTCGCTGACCTCTACACCAAGGCGATCTATGGATCGCGCCGCGACCCCTCTGACTCCTTCGACGTCGCCCGCGCGAAGGACGCCGTCAACGAGGCGCTGCAGGCCGTCTCCTTCACGGGCGACCCGTGGAACTGGCTTGAGCGCGAGGGTGAGATCACGCTGCAGGTAGGCGCAGACGTCTACTCCTACTCAACCATTTCGACCGCCCTCGGCGTGACCATGTCGGAGATCCTGTCTCTGGTCATGGACAACCAGGACGGCGGCTACCGCCTTGAGTCGATGTCGTGGGACGCGCTTGAGAACGTGACCTACGGAACACAGGACGACGAGCAGGCCGGCGAGCCCATCTTCTGGGCCGACTGGGACTCCAAGATCCGCGTCTACCCCAAGCCGGATGAGGCGTACACCCTCGGAGTCTTCTACCGGGCGTACCAGTCTGAACTGTCCGCCGACTCTGACACGCCGCTCATGCCGCTCGAGTGGCGCACGCGCCTTGTGGTCCCCTACGCCTGCATGCGCCTGCTGCGCCAGGAGGGCGGCGGCGAGGCTGCGTCTGAGGCCGATCGCTACGCGGGTGAGTACCAGAAGGCGTTCAACGACTGCCGTGCCGCCTGCGCGACGATGCACTCGCCTGAGATGCGCCTCGCCTCTCCGTCGTGGCGCAGCCAGATGTGGATGAGCTGACATGAGGCAGATGGTCGTCGCACGACCCTTTGCCGGCGGCTACCGGACCGACGTTCCCGACTACGCGCTCAACCCCAACGAGTGCGCGTACTCGCAGGATCTGATCTACCCCTTCGGCATCGCGCAGCAGAGGTGGGGCTGGTCGTACGACGGGACCGATGCAGACGTCGCGGACAATCTCGTCGGTGTCAACCGTTCGCGGTATCCGCTTCCCGAGCGGACCGTGACGATCACCTCCGACGCCAGCGGCAAGGTTTGGGTACATAATGCTGCCGCCGCAGGCACGAAGGTGTGGGACAACGCCGGTTCCGCCACAACGACTTGGATCCCGAGGTGCGTCTACAACGGTGATCTCATCTTGTGCGCCCAGGACGGACTGACACCGCTCCTGCGCTACGCGGGATCTGCGATGTCGTACTCAGGCGGCACGCCTACTGGCGGAACAGGCAACTGGCAGATGCCCGCAGGTTCATCAACGCTTGCCGCAGTAGCTGGCTCGGGATCCGCAACTGTCTGGCCCGCGACGGCAGACAAGGGCGCATTTGCGTCGGTTCGCTTCTACACCACTTCTTCCGCGGCGAATCAGCCCCTCATCTCATCTCGCATCCTTTCAAAGACGTCAACCGGTCTTTCCCTTGAGGGGGTGCGAAATGCGGGTAGCTCGTCGCTAATCACATCAGCGTCAAGCGTGTACATCCTTCCGGTCGGCACGGCGTGGCCCGCTGTTCCTGTTTGGGATGCGGGAACAATGAGTTCCGTGACGTCTGGATCAAGCACTTACGACTTCTACGGCGAAACGCTTGTTGAGCCCGGGATTCTGACGAGCGATCTCTATGGGGACGCCCTTCTGGTCATCAACCCCACACCGGGCAGTAATCATCAGATCGCTCAGATCCGGACCGTCACTACTGGTGCGCCAGCGGACATCCTGACGCGGTCGCCGTCTGGCTCCTCATTCTCAAACACCCAGTACCGAATCATGCGCCGCCTCCCGTTCAAGGACGCGGCTGTCCACAAGAACTCCCTCTGGGGAACGGGCGTCAAGCAGTACCCGAACCGCGTCTACGCTGGTCCGCCGCTGTGGAACATCGGACTCCCCCCGGGTTCGGTTGAGCCATACGACCCGACGGTCGCGCCCGGGTTTGCTGACCTTGATGAGTTCCTGCTGCTCGAGGTCGACGTTCCGTCGCGCTATGACGGTGACCCAGTCGTTGCGCTTCTCCCGACGCCAGGTCCGCTTCTCGTACTGAAGGGCGCATCGGTCTACGGGATCTACGGAACGTACCCGAGCTATGAGCAGACGATCCTCACCACGGGCGCGGGCTGCATCGATCTTCGGTCAGCTATTTCGGTAGACGGAATCGCGTACTGGGCGGGTCGTGACGGTGTCTTCATGTACGCGGGCGGACAGATTGTCCCGCTCTCCCGCGGCCGGATCGAGCGTGAGTGGCAGGCGCTCATGCGCGGCTATGTGCAGGGCACCTCGTATGTCTCTATGTCGGTTGTCGAGGGCCACCTGGTCGTCTCTGCTGGCGCCCTGACAAACACCGCCACAAGCGAGGCAAAGATCGGGCCCGACGCCTCTAACCCGAGCGACCGCACTTTCATCTACGACCTTGAGGCGAGACAGTGGACGTCTCGCATGAGCAACGCCCGCATCCGCAACATGGCGTCGGTGCGAGTGCCAGGCGAGATCAACGCTGCGTTTGCCGTGAGCGACGACCGGCAGGGTCGGGTCATCGACCTCGCGCCCACGATCACCGGCACCAAGTGTACGAACCGCGCGTCGCAGACACTGGCTGACGCCGACTCCACCGACGCGGCCGGCACGGGCCCGCGCCTGCAGGCGTGGTCGTCGGCATCCCTTGCTCAGGCAAGCGGGATCGAGGGCGAGGCCCGCATGATGGACATGTCGATCCACACGAACCTCTACGACTCCGGCACGCCGGCCACCGCGTCTCTTGCGATCAGCACCGCGCATGGAGAAGCGTTGAACCAAGACGCGACGACGGTCGTGGTTCATTCACCGGTTGCAGGAGACAACACAGACCGCGTCGACCGCAGCAAGCGCCGCATCAACCGGACCGGCCGCCTGCATCAGCTTCGCGTCGACCTTGCGACGACATCCGCAACGACCAAGAAGACGCAGATCCCCGAAGTCACGGCGACCTTCCGTGACAACCGGAGGATGACATGAGTACGCAGTTCTCCTGGGGCTTCCCCGAAGACGCTGCGGGCGTCGACGTCATGGCTCCGCAGCCCGACGCGATGATCCGCGAAGCATTGCGCGTCGGTGTCAATGCGTCGACGTTCCCCCCGATGGAGGCGTCTCCCACGGGGCAGGGCTCCTCAGGTCTTGGCATCCAGAACGTCAAGCGCGGGTACCTCAACCTAGTCGTCCCCTACGACAGTTCCGTCGTCGGTGTCGACTTCCAGACCTCGTCAAAGAGTTTCGTTGACGTCAGCGCGGAGTTGACTGGCTCACTCCTTACCTCCGGCCGGCCGGTCATGATCATGATCCGCTGTGGTGAGAATGGGTCACTCGGCGCTAGCGACACCGTCTACTTCAGCGTGCGTATCGATGGTGCCGAGGTAACCGGGAGCCTCGGGCTCGTCTACAAGAAGGCCGGTCCCGTCCCGATGACGACGGGAGTGTGGTTCGCGCAGCCGAGCGCCGGGACCCACACCTACTCCATGGTCTGGAAGGTCGACGCGCTTGCCACGACGACGCCGCTCATGACCCGCTCCTCCCGTCCCTTCCTGACAGTGGTGGAACTGTGAGTACCAACTACTTCAACCCGATCACCTACCGGCCGCGGACACCGACGCAGACGCCGGTCCAGATGCCTAACCAGACGGCGTTCACGCTCCCGACGAACCCCGGCTGGGGAAATGTCACCGGCTGGACGCCAACCAATCCGACCGCTGCGGCGCCGAACCAAGGGAACATCCAGTCCCTTCTCGCTGGCCTCTACGGATCGGGAACGCCGGGACAGCCGGGCTACGTCCCCGGTCTGAACGAGCGTGTCTCCACGCAACTCGGCCAGGCGCGCAACAACGCACGCGACGCTCTCCGTGGTTTCGGCGGAGCCAGCTTCCGCACCGATGACACGTCGACGCCGAACGTCGATGAGTCGCTGATGATGGACTACCAGCCCGACCAGCTCGGAAGGAACGAGCGTCAGGCGGTCCTCCAGGCCCGCGCTCAGGCCAACGCTCGAGGGATGTTGAGTTCCAGCATCGGTGACCAGATGATCGGCTCCGCCCTCCAGCGCGTCGGTGAGCAGGCCCGGGCCATCGTCAACCAGTACTCAAATCAGATCAACGAGATCGCCAACCGTAACTTCGACCCACTGACCGGTGTTGCTGCCCAGACGCTCGGCCAGATCCAAAGCCTGTATGGCGCTGACATGCAGTGGCAGGCGACCCAGGATCTGTCGCGCAGGGAAGACGAGCGCGTGAGGAATGAGGCTGCGGCTGCCAAGAAGGCCGCAGAAGACGCTGCCGCAGCCGCAGCCGCCCAGTCGGCCGCAGCAACGGCCGCAGCCGCTCCGCGTCAAGTGTGGATCGGCAATCGCTACCCGAACCTCAACTCCCTGCGTTCAAACCCGAACAACCAGAACATGGATCTTCGTGTGGAGATCATCCCGGGCCCAATGGGCAACGACCGCTACCGCGTCATCGCAACTCCGAGGTCGTAATGGCACGCCGTCGTAGAGTCCCCCAGTTCCGCCTCCCCACCGATAACGGGTTCATCCCGCAGGCGAACTTTGACGCCCCCGGTGGCCCGCGCCTAGTGACCCAGCCGCGCCCGGGGCGCGTCGTGCGCGAGCGGATGGACACGCCGGAGTTCGCGCTCCCGAACGTCGGTGGCCTGCGCGTCGTGCGCCGCCGCGTCGGCAACCGGGTCCGTGACCTGGTCATGGATCAGCAGGGCAACGTCCTCCTCAACATTGCGGGCACCGGAGCGCGCCCGACGATCCAGCGGTCCAACACCGGACCCGATGGCCGCGGGCGCCTTGTCGTCAGGCGTCCCGTGGCTGCCCCCGGGGCCGGTGCCGCTCCCACCGGCCCCGGCGCGGGCGGCACGCCTGCGGGCCCGCCCGACCCCTACGCGGACTACAACGACTACCCCTTCATCAAGAACTACTTGAAGGGGATGGACGACACCTACACGGGCTTCCAGAACTACCTCACCAACACCTACAACCCGCAGATCACCGCAGCGTCGCAGGCACTGACCTCGCAGCGCCTGGCGGCCGGCGGCGCGTACAACAACGCGATCCAGAACTACGCAGGCTCGGCCGGCAACGTCGCCGCTGCGATGACCACGCCGCAGGTTGCGGGCATGACCGGCGGAACGGTCCAGGCTCCGAACCAGAACGCGCTCGGCGCCGCGCAGTCGATGGCAGCGACGGCCACCGCCGCCCGCAACATCGACGCCGGAGCGCGCACCGCGCTCGGCGGGCTCGAGGCCGAGAAGATGGGTCAGTCGTTTCTCGGATCGGCCATGGGCTACGGAGCCGGGCTCCTCAACCAGTACGGCCAGAAGCGGCAGTCTGAGCGTCTGAAGATGGATCAGTGGATCGCGGAGCAGAAGGCCGCCGAGAAGGCCGCGAAGGACAAGATGGATCTGGAGATGCTGAAGCTTGATCAGTCGATGATCAACTCGCTGATCGTCTCTGGTGACCGGGCGGCAGCGCGCGCTGTGACCCAGCGCGGTCAGGACATCGCTGCTGCGGATGACGCCGCAGACAACGCCCGCGCAGGGCAGTTGCAGCCAAGCGACCTCTTGTCCGGTTACCGCAAGCTGCCAAAGGGGGCAGGCGCTAAGTGGCGTAAGCCGGGTGCGGTGCAGGATGCGAACGGCGACTGGTGGAACCCGAAGCCAGGTGGCTCTGGCGGCGGCTCGGGCGGAGGGTCTGGTGGCCCGAAGCCCAAGGTCAACAACAAGGAAAGCCTTGACAAGGTCTTCCGCAGCGGGTTCTCTGGCACCCCCGCCGAAACATACCCGGGCGGCACTCCGAAGCCCGGCACCGGGAAGCCTGCGAACTGGAAGGGCGACCGCGCCGCAAAGCGCAGGGCCGCCGCTCAGTGGATCGTTCAGTCTCGGGCGAACTTCGTCGGCTTGACGAAGCAAGATGCAACCGTCGTCCGCACATGGCTCGCTGGCTTCGACTTCCTCACGGCGGAGGACATCACCAGCATCATCTCCCAAGTGAAGCAGCAGCTCTGATATGAGCCTGCGCTACTTGGGGCGCCTAGCCGACGATCTTGAGTCGACCGCGAACCGGTCGTACCGAGCGGCGAAGAAGTTCCGCGAATCAAAGTCGTATGTAGGCGTCAATAAGAAGCGGGTGTACCCGCCGGCGTTTGAGATCCGTGACCAGATCCCGCGCGCCAAGTTCGGCTCCCCCTCGCCGCGCAAGACGACGGGCGACAAGCGCATCCAGCCAAAGACGCAGAAGGCTGGCATCGATGTCTCGAGCATCATTGGGCGCAAGCGTCCGGTCGGGCTCGCTGGCGTCAGGCTTCAAGCTGCCATTGATCAGGAGCCGGGGCTCTTCTCCAAGGAACCCGCAGAGCGCGCACTTGCAATCCGGCGCGTCCGTGAGCGTGTTGCCGAGCAGGCGTCACGGGGTGAGGGTGACGATGGCGGCGGAGGAGGCATCGCAGGGTGGACCGGGCGAACGCTCCAGACCCTTGCGCGCCAGAGTTATGGCGCAGCGACCAGCCTCCCGGGCGCGTTCGCGAACTTTGGCAGGCTCGGGGCGGATGCCGCAATCACCGCAGCACCTGGCCGCATCCCGCCTTCGGTGCGAAAGCGTTCCGCCGCCAAAGTAACTGGGTTTGTTGAAGAGACAGCCCTTTACCCAGCACGGTTCGGGGTTCGTTTCGCGAAGGACCCCATAGGTACTACCGAGAATGACCCCCTTGGCGTCGTTACGTTCGTGCCGGCGGCCTTCAACATGGCTGGTCGCGGCCTTGTGGTGGCTGGTCGCGGTGTAGGCGCGGCTGGGCGGGTTGGCGCTGACATCAAGAGCGCGCCTAGCGTTCGCGCTGGCGTAGCGCGTAGCCAAGCGCGAGTGCGCTCAGAGCGGGCCGAGGCCCGCCGCGCGACAATGACTCCAGACCAGGAGGCCGCGTACCGCCGGATCTCCATGATGGCGGACCCCTACGGCGCTCCAAAGGCTCGGGAGTTCAAGTTCGACTCTCGCACGGAACAGGCGCAGCGCAAGCGCCGCGCAGCCGAGGTCACCGGCAACCGTGTCGGAGGAAGGGTCTTTGACGTAACCCAGAGGATTGACGACTGGGTCAGCGATTCCTACATGCCTGGCTCTCGGAGGTTCCGAGATGGCGAACTTATTGCTCCGCCGTCGACGGTTGTCGACGGCGACAAGGTCGCGCCGGTCAGGGTCCGTCGCCGTCCACGCTCCTCAAACCCACTTCGCCGCGAGATACAGATCATCACGGACAAGCGGGTGCGCCCGGCTGTTCGTAAGGCTCTCGAGCCGGTTCGCGAGGCTATCCCGTTCGTCCCGTCTGCCTATGACTCGGCTGTTCGCCGCGAGGCACGCAACCGCGGGTATGAAGTATCCGAGACAACCGACCGCGACGTCATGGCTGCTGCCGGTGAGTTCTCAAGGCTCATCCGCCAGCTCCAAGGATCTGGCCGTAAAAGCGGCATGCCGGAATCTGAGGTGGCGCAGGGTTCCGCCGCTGCCGCCATCCGTCTCATGGGGCTCAACGACCCCGCCGGGTTCGGAAGTCGTACTGGGGGTCGCGATCTCCTGCTTCAGAACATGCGGCGGCGTGCTGATGAGCTTGACAAGGCAAAGCCTGTGGTCACCAACCGCGACCGCCGCAAGTGGAGTCGCGAGCGTAAGGGTATCGAGGAGAACATCCGAACCCTTGAGTCGATCCCCGACGAGTGGCTTGACCCTGAGACTGCCCCGAAGCTCATCAACGACTTGGTGGAGCAAGAGCAGAAGATTTCCCGCCAAGCGTCTCAGGAGAAGATCAACCTCGGGATCCTGACGCCGTCCGCTGCGGAATGGAGTGACACCCGGGCGCAGGCCCAGATGCTCGGCGCACGACCGGCGAGCCGCGTGCGCGCAGAGACGTCAGCCCCCTACCGCCGGGACCTTGCCGAGGCACGCGCTATTCGTGAGGAGATTGAGCGTCGCGAGCAGGGCGGGGCGCTGACCCGCACGCAGTCGATCCGCGAGACGTTCAACCAGCAGGCGCGCGGCGTCACCACCCCGCGCCTCCGGTTCCGTGGCTACACCACTGAGGCGCTCCGCACGATGGAGCGCGCACGGATGCGCCGCGCCTCCACGATTCGCGGTCGGGTTCGCCCGTACATCCGTGAAGCCGAGAGTGACGCGCTTCGTCCATACGAGAGCTACCAGGCAGCGGCGCGTGAGGCGGAGCGTCTCAAGCAGGAGCTTCGTAGGCTTTCATCACGCCGTGACGGTTCGGCGTTTGACGCCCCGATTGAGGCCGCAAAGCGGGATCTCGAGCGCGCCGTCCGTCAGGCTGAGTTTGAGCGTGACCGTGCCGCAGCGCGACTGCGTATGGCGCAGCAGGGCTCGCGAGCGATGCGGGAGTCGGGCCGCCGCCGCGCTGTGCGACAGAGGGCGGCTGCTCTTCGCCAGCAGCGCAAGGACCGCATGGACGCTGCGTTCGAGCTTGAGCGGGCGCAAGCACGACTGCGGATGGCGCGTCAGGGGCGCATAGCGATGAGTCGCGCTGAGATCGCGCGGCTTGAGCGTTCGGTTGCAGCCCTTCGCCGCGACGCCGCAGGCAAGCGCGCTCCGACCGTCACCACAGAACTGGGCACCGTCTACCGCGCTGGTCAGCGCAGTGGCCGTGCGGAGGGACGCGCAGCAATTGGCTCCCGGCCGGGTCAGCGACCGACGGCAACCCAGTCGCGCGCCTTCGGCACTCTGCTGCGCTCCGACGGGATGGTCTTCGTTGCGCGCAACCGCCAGGCTGCGGCAGCCCAAGCAAGCGAGGCCCTGTCCGCCGGCCGGGGTGCCGTGGCTGGAGCCCGTGGCAGGCGTCGCGTTCGTACCGCCGCTGAAGAGCGCGCCTTGCGTGATGTCGCGGCTGCCCGCCAGCGGCAGGCCGTCCTTCGCGCGCAGCCTCGCCCGCCGCGTGCGCCGTCATCCGCGAAGGGCAGGGAGCGCACGCCCGCAGAAGAGCTGGCCGCTCGCCAGCTCGGTGAGGCTCGCGGCAATCTCCGCGGCACACCGCGCGAGGCAACCGCAGCAGAGCGCAGGCGCCAGCGACTCATCGGTAGCCAGGCACAGGACCGCCGACGGTCGGTTGGCTCGACTGCCCAGATCAGTGCCGCGACTCGCGAGGCTGCGCGTGCCGAGCAGCGCGCTCGAGCTGAACGCGAGCGCGCACTCCGAACCGCGTACACCGGGTTTGATCGGCCCGAGCAGGCTGGAATGACTCCCGGCTTCTACTACCCGATCCGCCCGAACGTCACTGACCGTCCCGCTGTCCGCGTTGTGGAGACGGGCGGGGCCAACGCGTCAGGTGGCGCACGCCTTGCCCCGCCGCCGGAGCAGTTCAACGCAGGCGTTCAGATGGAGCGCGGTGACATCGACTTCTCGCCGCAGCAGATCATCAACATGCTGCGTGAGTCAATTGATGCGCGTGAGCGTTCTGCTGCAGCAGCAGACATTGTCACCCGGTTTGCGATGCGCGATGCGAACGGCCGCTTGATCACCGGAGATGCGGCGCGCGAACTTGCGCGACTGAACGAAGGCTTCGTAGAGACGATCAGTATGCGTCAGCTCGCCCGCATCTCGTCTCTGTCCGCAGATCGCGAGGCCGGCCGTACTCTGATCCGCGACCTTGAGAACGCGATCTTTGACAACGCTGATTCGGTGGTCGCCATCCCGACGGCTGTTCGCAAGGGGTGGGTCGACGCCCTCGGGAAGCAGAACGTCGTCGTCCGCAACATTGAGTATCTGAACTCTCTCTGGAAGGGTGGAGTTCTGGCGCTCAACCCGCGCTGGTACCTCCAGAACTTCTTCGGGATGTGGGGTCAGTTCCTCGTCGGTGCTGGCGCCGACCTGCAGGCGATCTCCATGGCGCGCAACGTGAAGTACTTGGAGACGATCCCAGGTCGCATCGCGGCGAACGGGCTTGCCTCTGATCTCGGTGAGTATGCGCGTCGCATGCAGGGTCGCGGCGGCAACCCGTACCAGCGACTCGTCCAAGGCGGGTTCCGCCTCAACTCGCTGCTCGAGGGTCCTCCCCGCCTTGCGATGTTCTGGTCGGCAGCCAAGCGTGGCCTGCGCCAGAACGACTTCATGGAGCGCGGCGTCATGAACGAGGCGTACTTGGCGCGTGCGTGGGCAGACGTCGTGGAGGGCGCCAAGCGCGGCGACCCGGGAGCAGAGGCAATCCTTGATGACGTCATCCTCGTCACCGAGCGATTCATGGGGAACTACTCCAGGTACAACGCCTTCGAGAAGAACTTCATGCGCCTGGTCTTCCCGTTCTATGGGTGGCAGCGCGCGATCCATCGCCTTGTGTTTGGCCTGCCCTTCACCCACCCGAAGCGTGCGGCTCTCTTGGTCATGGCCTCCCAGATGGCGTATGAGGATTACGAACTCAACCGTAACCGCCTCACAGCTCCGCGCAGCGGCGTGTTCATCGGCAACCGCATGTTCGGCACCAGCACCTGGAACCCAGTGATGTCGGTCACCGAGACGCTGGGCCTTGAGGCAGAGGTAGGCTCAGACATAGCTAACGCGAACTGGCGCAACCCCGGGACGTACTTCGACGTCCCGTTCATGATCGCCACAGATGTTCTGCGCTCAGGGTTCCAGCAGGCGGGCCCGCTGGTCAGCATCCCCTACCGGGCAGTGAGCGGCGAGACACCATCCGGTATTCCCGACAGGTTCTCTCCCGGCTACGACCGCCGCTGGGCAAGGCCAACCGGAGGTTTTACCGGTGTCGACGCGCTCACGGGCGGCGAGTCCAACGCACCTCCGCGCCGCGGCTTCTTCTCCACTCTGGAGCAGTCGTTCCCGATTATCAACAACCTCCGACGCGCAGCGGCCGGCGGCGGTACTCCCGTTGCAGACGCAAACCTCGCAAACCTCGGTCTGTGGGCCGCGGGCGGACGACGCCCGAAGGACGCGCCGTACAACGTCGTCAACGATCCTCGCCAACCATCTGTCGTCCAGACGGACGCCTTGTCTGCCCTGTCGAACCTTCTCCTCGGTGTGCCTGCCGACCGAGTCGACTGGAACGCTGCCGAGATCCGCGAGGCGCAGGCGCTGGAGAACTTCATGAAGTCTCTGGAGTCCGCTGAGAGCCGCAAGCAGGAGGGGATCGCCCAGCAGCGCGCTCGGAAGAAGAAGGGTAGGAGGCCCTAGATGTCAGTACCCACACGCGAAGGATTCCGGCGCGCACTGGCCGGCACACCGATGGCACGCGAGGCGGACCGCATCTATGACGTCGCGACACGCGGCGGGATCAACCCGGCACTGGTCGTCGGCATCGCTGGTGCCGAGAGCAACTTCGGTCGTCTCGGCTACGCCGTTGGCAAGAACAACCCCTACGGCCTCATGGGGTTCCGCTTCGGCAACTACACCCAGGCAACGCAGAAGCTCGTCCAGACGCTGAACAATCGCGGCCTCGGGTACCGCCAAGCGTATGGCAAGTCGGGGCTCGTAGGGATGATCAACATCTACACCCCTCGAGGCGCGGCCAACGGACCGAACAACGACCCTGACGGCCACACGCGGAACATCATCAACATCGGGCGCAGGAGCGGCGGTGACGCGTCGAAGGCATACATCAACCCGGGCGCCGTACCGGCCGCTGCGCCTGGTGCGACACCCAGCGGCACTATCGCCGGCGGGCTCAACACAGCCACCCTGATGAACCTGATGCGCCAGCAGACTGCGCGGATCAAGGGGGGCCAAGGGTACGACCGTGAACTCGGACTCCAGATCCGAAAGGCGGTGATTGAAGGAGTCGGCAAGAGGAACATCGGCGGAGGGAACGTCGACCCCGAGGACTCATCGGTCCCCGCACTCGGATCCCAGCCGCGCCTGTCCAAGTGGGGCGGCCCCGAAGACCACGGTGCCCGTGCGCTGGGCGATTGGCAGAGTGATCTCGCGTTTGATCTTGGTGGGCCAACAGGCACGGCAATTCGTTCCCCCCTCCCCGGCCGTGTCGTGAGGATCAGCGGAAACCCAGGCGGCAGGCCGCAGTTCGCTGGCTACGGAGTCACCGTCGACTACGGCGGAGGCCGTCAGGCGTTCTTCAAGCACCTCGGAAGCCTTGGCCCGGGCGTGCGCGTCGGCTCCTCTGTCCCGCGCGGCGCGCTCCTTGGCGGCCTTGACGGAGCTACTGCCGGCGGCCCGCACCTCCACCTCGGTGCGACCAACCGTGGCTTCCTGCAATCGCTGTTGTCGTTCTACGGTGCAGGGTAATTAGGAATGCGTAACGTCATAGACAAGTGCAAAGATATGAAGCAGTGAACCCCGATCCCTCGCCCGTCAACCACGGCCAGATCCAGTGGCGCGTCGATCAGTTGGAGAACCGCATGGACCGGCTCGAGCAGTCGGACGCGGCGCGCACCGAGATCCTCGCACGCATGGATGAGAGGCAGAACGTCCTGGCAGAGGACGTCAAGCTGCTCGGCCGAGACATGGCCGGGATCAAGCGTTCCCTCTACACACTCCTGTTCGCGCTGGCGCTCGCTGTCGTCAGCACCGCCATCGACATCGCAGTGAGGCTGACGACATGAAGCTTGACCCCCGCTGGATCGGACGCAAGAAGCGACTGAAGGCGTATGCCCTCTCGAAGGGGATCGCCATCCCGAGCGGCTACCGCATCAACCCCTACTGCGGCTCGGCCTGCCGTGAGCTGATCAAGCGCGTTCAGCGCCACCTCTACGGCGAGGCCGGCGTCACCGGTAAGTGGAACGGCGGCCTTGACGCCGCCATTGCGCCGAAGCTCACCACTCCGCAGCGCGCTCTGAAGTTCGCGCAGGGCGAGATCGGCATCAAGGAGCATCCGCCCGGCAGCAACAGTGGGCCAAGGGTCAAAGAGTTCCAGGCGGCATCGTCGCTCGGGGGGACGGGATGGCCGTGGTGTGGAGCCCTGATGGCATGGGCGTATGGCAAGGCCGGCAGGCCGCTCAAGGGCTTCAACAATGCCTACGTCCCTGACTACGTCGCGACCGCCCGGCGCAATAAGGATGGCCTGCGCGTCGTCTCCGCCGAGAGGGCCCGCCCCGGGGATCTCGTCTGCTTCGACTGGGGCGGAGACGGGATTTCAGACCACATCGGGATTCTGGAGACGCCGGTTCGCAGCGGCCGCTTCCAGAGCATCGAGGGCAACACCTCGTTCAGCAACAACTCAAACGGCGGAGAAGTGATGCGCCGGGACCGCAACGTGTCCCAGGTGCAGTGCTTCATCCGCGTCGTGTAGCAACCACCGAAGGAGCGTCACATGAAGGTCCCTGTTGGTATCTCGACGGTCGTCGCCGTCCTCACCATCGCTGCCGCCGCCATCGGCGCAGTAATCACCGGGCTTGACGGCGCAGGCACCGCCGTTCCGCTCACGCTTTCGATCATTGCCGGAGTCGTCACCAGTGTTCTCTCGGTGCTGCGCTCCTGGCAGGCCAACACGCTCGCCATCTGGTCGGACGGCGAGCCCGACGACGGCGCGCGGGCGGTCAGCGTTGAGGGCTTCCTCGCCGGGCTTGACGACTAGCCATGCGCGTCGTCCATATCTCCGAGCAGTTCGACACCGGAGATGAGTTCACGCTGATCCCCACGGGCGACTGGCACCTCGGCGCAGCAGACTGCGACGAGGCGCAGATCCGTGCGGATCTCAAGAAGCACCAGGACAACCCGAACGCCCGCCTGATCCTCATGGGCGACATCGGGGAACTCATCGGGCCCGGCGACAAGCGGTGGCACCCACAGGGCTACATGCCCCAGCGGTATGTCGACGCGATGCTTGACCCCGACGGCGGCATCCCCACCGAGACGGTCAAGCACGCTGCGGAGATCCTCGAGCCGTGGGCCGGGCGCATCTGGGGCGTGGCATCGGGCAACCATGAGATGACCATCTCCAAGCACTGCCAGCGCGATCTGATGACCGAGCTGGCGAAGGAACTCGGCGGCGGTCTGTTCAACCGACTGATCGGTTACTCCGGCTTCATCCATGTGACCTGGACCCACAAGGTTCAGAAGAAGGTCGTCGGGTCGATGAAGTTCCACATCCACCACGGCTGGCAGACCGCCGGCCGCGCTGGCTCGGGGAACCTCATCAACGGCATGGAGCGCGAGCTTGGCTACACCGATGCGGATGTCCTGCTGCGCGGCCACAGCCACGCGCCGCGCATCGCTCAGGTGATCCCGTCGCTTCGGGTCAACCGCACGGGCGTCGCTGAGTGGCCCCGTCTGGTCGCATCGACCGGCACCTACAAGGTCGGGCACATCGAGCCCAAGGCTGGCGACCACGCGCCGACGACCTACGAGACGTTCAAGAACTACCGACACAAGATGCCCGGCGCGCACCTCGGCCCGCCGGTCATCACGATCAAGCCTCGCCGGGTAGGCGAGCAGAAGGAGCGCAGCCCATGGACTCTGGAAGTGACGCTGTAATGAGCGGGGCTGACCCGTGGCCCTTCATCCGTGAGGAGATTCCCCGGGCATGGGTTGAGGTGAAGGCGATCTTCATGGAGCCCCAGCCCGGCTTCATGGAGTTGGCCGAGGCGCGCTTCCGCGCAGGAGAGAAGGAATACAAGGGCACCTCAGGCGAGTGGCTCAGAAAGCCGCCCGACTGGTTCGACAACGAGCGGTACCAGGAACTCTGCGATTTGGTGCTGT